TTATTTTAAATCTACTTTAATGGGAAGTTCCCAACGGCGTCTATTAAATGTCACGGTTCCATCAATGTTGATTGGTAATTGATTACCGTTGTAGTCGAAAACCTTTATGACTTTACCGCCTTTGTTTACCTCAGCAAGCAAATTACATGTGTGCTCAAGCTTTCCAACTTCTGTGACCATAATCATTAATTGCTGCATGATAAAACCTCGAGAGAAAAAGAGATGAGAATAATTTTGCTCATAATGTGCAATTATCCAGATTATTGAGCAAATAATTGCACACTAAAAAGTCATTACTCAAGAGCCTTCACAATCGCACCGTGTCTTGCTTTGCAATCATTATATTTTGCAACTGTATCAACTGACCAGATCATTAAATCTTTGCCCGTTGTTCCCGCCAATTCATTCAAATTTGGGCATGGCTGCGTTAAGTTAGCTGGTATTACCGGCTTTGATAAGATCGTTGATTTGCTGCACCCCGTCATCATCAATACAGCTAGACTTATAAACAGGACGCTCCACGATCTTTTGCACTTCACGCTCAATATATTCGACTTTAGTGTTTTGCTCTGCTTTGACTTGCTCATAGTCTGCGCTCACTTTATTGATCTGATTTTGCTTTTCTGCAAGAGCTTTCAAATTCTTGCGCTCAATCTCTTGGATCTGAGATTGACACTTTTGTTCAGCTTCTTTTAGCTGACCAGTTTTGTAATTGAGTACGGCTAAAGATATGGCCAATAAAAAAGCGAGAAACACAATAATGATTTCTCGCCAATATTTAGCAGCAAATACAATCCACATCACTGCGCTCCTATACATTTAGCATGTCTTTCAAGCTGTCTAGTCCAGACGCCATAGCATCCATTTTTACGAATAGAGCAATCGCGCTTTGCAACGTACTTATATTTAAGTAATGAGTCGCAAGCCGCTTTATATTGACCAGCTTTCAAGTGTTTAAGCATTGATGATTTTGCGAATGTTGGTACCCCGTACTGATATGAAAAATCCAAGTAAAGGTCATATTCAGTTTGTGATAATTTTACGCCCTTCAATGAATCTTTAAATGCTACTTCACGTTTTGCGACATCATTACGCAACCATTTATCTGCAGTCGCGCATGTAATTGGTGGATCTGTCATTTTTACTGGTGAGCCATCGGGTTTAAATGTAGAACCATGGCCCTGTGTTGGCCGATCCCCTTTAACGGGAATTACTGGCTTTGATGTAAACCCTTCATCGTTTTTTACGCCCACAAAAAAAGCAGCCGAAGCTGCTAAGACTGCTGCAATATATTTAGTCTTGTTTGACATTACAGTCACCTTTTAACTTTTTAATACGTAGCTCGTACTCTGCCTTTCGCAGCTTATGCTCCACCTTCTCACGGCGATTACGCGCCCAAGCGAAATAAAGCTGTACAGCCAAACCAAGTGCAGCAATTACCAAACCACCCCATGCAATTACATCGATTTTTGCTATAAAGCCGATAAATGACCCCACCCCAGTAGTTGCTGTTACTTTTTGCGTTATTGTTGCTGCACCAACCCCGAATGCAGACTGAGTTTCAGACATTTTATTTCTCCAGACATGGGTAATAAAAGCCCCAATTAAGGGGCTCGTTAAAAGGTAATTCCACGGTTTTTCATTCTATCTTTGGATCGGGTAGCCACAGCTTTAATTTCATCTAAAGTTAAAGCTTTATCAAAGATAACCCCTTCTGCAAAAGTTGCTGTATTTGCCGGGGCATTTGATCCCGTGTATGCATTATTGCCAAAAGCAAACTTATTCAGTGCACTTTCGTAAACAGGAGCTGTATAAACTGCTTCGTTTGTTAATTCTGCCGAATTTTGTTGAACGTAAATAATTCCTTTTTTAGTTGCTTTATCTACGCTAACAGCAATAAAAAAGTTTGATGTTTGATTATGCCTAGATGCTGGTGTTAATGACGAAATTCCCCCCGAACCAGCAGCAGCGGTTGACTTAACTGTCAAGTATCCCTTCCCGGCCGAAGCAAAGCCCGCTAAACCACTACTCGTTGTAGAATTGCTGGGTACTAAGTTTCCTAATAAAATAGCTAATTGGGTGTTATTGCATTTCACAACTGCTGTAAGCGTTACACTTTGTGCTGATGTATCAATTAAATCACTTACAAGAGCATTACCTACGGCAGTTGAGATTGTTACTCCCGATTCAGAGTAAATGGGTTGCACTGTAGCACCGCTTTGCAATGCTAAAAGTCTATTATTCACTTTATCCGTCAATGAAGCCGATGTGTTTTCAAAAACCCAATGCCCATACGCTTCATACTCAAGATTTGGCAGCAAATCATCAACATTTGATAATTTAGGTAAAGATCTCTTACTTACAAAGTTCTTCGCTTGAAAAAATAATTGAGTCATTTTTAAATTCCTTTGTCTGTAAATGCAGTTAATTCAAAATGCGGGCAGACGTGATATAGCGGTCTTTCTACACCTGCAATTTCAATTGAGTCTGTTGTTGAATCTCGAAGATTGCCCGAGGCTCCGCCTGTTAAATTTATTCCAGTACCTAGATAATCAAGCGCATACCGGACTTTGACTTCGCCGGTCGGAGGTTCGGAAATCTTTAAAATCACCTTATCTTCTTGAGTCGCAATATTTGAGATAGTGGCCTTTGAGCCATTTACAAGAACTTTAAATCCATGATCTGTCGTTAAAGCTAAAGTTGTTGTATCAAGTACAAGAGGGACCTTCGGCACGTCAAAGTTGATATGAATTTCATCACCGATTAGTTGAGCTACTTTGGGATTGATAAAATCAGGCTTTCGGTTATCAACAACCAATTGTTTATATGCGCGCCCGAAATAAGCACTGAGCCACTTGTAACCAACATTTGTAAGGTGAATATTGCCAATGGCATACGGCATGTGATACATCGGCGTAGCCATCAAAAACTTATCTGATTGCTGACAAAGATGCAGTTGAACAAGCGCTTGTTTTTCCCACGTTCTTGCTGCATACGACATTTGATAAGTAATAAATTTCACTTCATCCGTTTGACCAGTAATCGCTTTAATATCTGCACTGGCATCTGACTGAAGTTTTAAAAGTTTTTGTCGATAAACTTCATAACTTGTTTGTACTGAACTTACTGCATCATTTTCACCTTGCACCCAGCACACGACTTGTACTTTGTAATCTTCGCCATTTAGACGCTTTGCTTCGGACACATGCTCGATAAAAAAGTTATACCAGTCCGTACCTTTTTCAAGCTGATCGATGCGATACCCCCCATGTCCTGCGGTAGATGCAAAAATTACATGGTCCTTTGGATCAATACCATTCTCTAGCATCATTGCTCGACTTGCGTAATTTGCTGCACCAGAGCAACAAGTCTCACCGCGATTATCATAGCCATCTGAACTTGGATTATTAAATTGCTCAACCAGTGGAATGACTGACGTTGCAGCAGAGTCCATTCGCGGGCCTGTACTGAAGGTCTTATTCGAATATGGTTGCGATGTGCTCAGGATCGTTGTTGCTGTTGCTCCGACTGATAGAGATTGACCATAGAACAATAGGTGGTTATATGCTTTAACTTCTGGTTTTTTATTTATACCGCCCGCACCATTGATCAACTCATCAAGGCCCGCAATGATTGGCAAGTCATTAAGCATGTCATAACCAATTAATATTCGTCTTTCTGAATCCGCCAAAAGACCCAAATATCGACCATCATTGTAAATTTTTAATCCTGGTACAATCTCAACAACTTGCTCAAGCATTCCGGCATAAATACCTGTATCTTTTTCTAGGTCATAACCCAACAAGATACGACCAACACCGTCCAACAAAACTCCAATTTTAGTTGGATCGTCTGATTTAGCCAGTCCAAATAGCTGTGATAAAGTTTCAAAAACTGCTCTTTTTATTGCTAGATTAAATTGCCCATCTGTATAGGTTATTGCCTGATCAAGATCACTTAGCTCAGTCTCTACCCAATAATTTCCTTCTGGTGATCCTGCTGGTTTATTCCAATACCATACCTTCCCTGTATCTAGGGCTTTTGCATAACTTTGGTTTTTAACGGGTCTTGAAGCAGTCAGCAAAGCAGTGGTTGCATAGTTAGGGCTTTGAGATTCAATTGGTTTAATGAAATCCACAATTGCACCAAGATTGGTTTTAAATTGTGCCTCTGTGACCGTAGGCCCAATCAGGGCGTCTTTATCAGGAACTGCCATAATATATTTCCCAAATAAAAAGCCCTGTTTTTAGGCAGGGCTTTAGTTAAATATTAATGTATTAGACGGACGTTTCAGGTACAGGTACAAATGGTGCACCACGGAACCGAGAACGGTTGTTAAATCGGTTGTCACATGTATCGAGTCGTTTGTCACACCCTGGATAAACTTTAATTGTTTGCCCTACACTCGGCACTTCAAGAAGCGGTAACGTTAATAACAGAGCACCCGACTCATGCAATCTGACTGTTCGCTTGATTCCTGTATTGACGAACTCCACAACACCTTGGGTAAACCAACCTTGAGGCTGACTTAAATTGCACAAAATACGATTAGTAGTACTACCTGCTTGCACTGAAGTAGTTACCGAAAAATTATCTCTTGATAACCCGCAAGCACCATCAAACAGCGTATTTAAACAACCTGGTGTGTATAAGTTCCTTGGCATCTGAAGTTTTAAGTCATCCACTTCTGAAACCACGCTAGCGTTAATTTCATAACGATCGAGTTCCGGCTCAACAATGCGACCTTCAAATAAAACTAACGTGCCGGCACTCGTATCAGTAGGAGTATTTATATCCATAAAAATACGTTCAAGCTTGAAACGAGCACCATCTAAAACGCCGTTATGAAATGCCTGAGCTACAGGTACGTCACCAAATTTAGTACTTTCATTGGTTTCTATTTTGATAGAGAGATTATCAACTTCAATACCCAAGGAAAGGCTTATTCCTTCTCGACTTATGATTGGTCCATCAGCACGAAACTCTTTGCCTTGCACCGTCAAATGAACGTCATAGTTGGTATAGCGATACTCAATACCTTGTATGGTCGTAATAGTATAAAGATCGGCCATGATGAACTGATCAGCATCTAACAAGGCTATAAGTTTTGGAGAGGCCTGTCTCATATCTTATTCCCCAAAGAACCAATTAATTCAACCTTCCCAGCTTTCCAAAGCTTATGCATAAAGTTGACATATTGCTGTGTGTCATCTTTAAAACGACAACGGTAGTAAAAAGTACCCGTTACAGTTACCTTTACACCCTCCTCGATCGGCTGTGAAAGTACATATTTACCGTCACTCGTTATCTGAGCAGTTGCGTTATTCCACATAAGCTTTTCTTGGTTTGTGTTCCACATTGTTTTGGCTGGTGTTTGATTCCACATGTTGGGATCTACTTCACCTACAATCTGCTCCTCTGTATTACCTAGAGGCAATTGGCTTGTGTACATATCCTTGTATAACTGGAAAGTTGTAGCAGTTCCATCACCAATAAAAGTGCAACTAAACTCATTGTCATCAGGCATCTTATAAAGAAAGGAATCAAATGCCCCACGGCGCTCTAAATAAAATCCTTGAAGTTGCTGCAATTCCTTTCTCCCCTTATTTTCGCGCAAGAATGCGTAAGACAACGAGATTTCATATTTAGGTGAGGCCTGAAAGCTTGCTCGAAGCTCCCGGCCATTAATGGAGGTCATGATTTTGGTGTTAAACATGGGAGTAATAGATGTATCCCATTCAAGACCGGGTAATTCTGGAAACAATACGTCTGACATGAATCCTCCTTATTTACCAAAATTACGGTTATAGCCCTTAAGACTGTCTGCTAATTCACTACCATGCTTCTTGAAGAAGCGTCGAACATCCTTTGAATCCCAAGCCTGAATGGTAGGACTGAAAATAACGGGCTGTGCAGTGTTCTCGCCACCACCTCCCAGACCACCATTGGCCATAGATTTACCTAGGGCACGAATGGTATTGGCATGCTGTTTCGGCAATACCATTTCTTCTTCGTGCAATTGCGTCATAGGGTTTACACCGGCAGGAATGTCGTAACCGCCACGAGCAGATTTAATCTTTCCAGCAAGTCCAGCCACTAAACCAAAAGCAGCCGCACCTGCACCAACGGCAAGAATTGGACCAACATATGGAATTGCGACCATCGCTTTAAAAGCTCCGGCCATTGCTTCCCATGCAGACATCATGATGCCTTTGATAGCTTCAGCAGCTTTTAAGCCTAAACGAGCTAAACCACCAGCTGCAGTAACACTGGTACGTGTTGCTTCACCTGCAATGGTTGCCCCTGTTTGAGCAGCTTGGCCAGAAGCTTCAGCGGCTGTTTCAGCACCGACAAATCCAAGTTTACGAGCCAATTTAATAGCTTGGATTCTTAACCAGCCTTGTAGCTCTTTAGTAGCTGTTTGCAAGGCAAATTGCCCCATGTCAGCAAGCACTGCTTTAGTTGCGTTACTCCAAGTGAGGGTACCATTCATAAGAGACTGAATACCCTGATCCCAAAGGTTAGAAAGTCGAGAAGTAAAGCCACCGAACTTGGCCTCAAAGTCTTTCATTTCCGCATCACTGATTAAGCCCATAGACTTAGTGTCAGCAACTTTCTGGTCTGTCTCTAAATCAGAAATGTTGTTTGTGATTTGGTTTTGATTACCTTGTTTGCCAGTAATGTTGGTCTGCTCATTTTCCAAAGCTAAACGCTCTAAAAGACCTTGCCGTTTAATTTCACGTAATTGATCTTCAAGCTGTTTTTCCAACTGAACTTTACGGACATTTGAAATTTTCTTGGCATCAAATTCAGCTTGGATCCGTGCCGCTTCAATTTCATAAAGGCGCTGTGCTTGCTGTTGATAATTGTCTATTTGTTCTTCACGAGCTTTTTTGTATTCCTCAAACTCTTTTAAACGAATAGCAATGATCTTGTCGGATGCATCCTTTTCGGCTTTGACTTTCGCAGCAGCTTTTTCATCTGCAGTCATCTTGGATTTTTCAATCTCATCTAACGCCTTTTGAAGATCTAGAGCCACTTTCTTTTCTTCGGATGCATATTTATACCGAATATCAGCAAGTGCTTTAGCTGCCTGTTCAGCTTGTCGCTGCCGTTCCTTAGCCTCTTGTTCTGCTTTAGATTTTGCAGACGATTTAGAGCCGCCTTTTTCGTCCTTCTCCCCAGTACCAATACCAAGTTTAGTATTTGGTGGTGCAGTACCTAGGCCTAGCTTAGGTGGTTTAGGTGGCTCAAAAGGTTTAGTAGGATCCTTAAATACATAGTTGGTAATCTTCTGATTGCCAGCAGTTGTAACTTCAAGAATTCTTTTACCAGCCGTGACAAGTGAATTGGCTGCTGTAGTGGCTCCTGCATTCCAAGAGTTTTTCAGGTCAGCCATTCGTCCTTTCATTTGGTTTGTATAACGATCAGTAATACTACCAAGCTGAGATAAACCACCCTCCCATGCCGATTTTGCACCTGAGAAGTTAAAATGGAGGATGTTATTTACAACGCTACCAAATGTTTGAAACTTTACCTGTAATACATCCAGACCATACTGAATAGTACTTCGTACCATATCAAAGCCAGCCATAAGGCCATTAAAAGCAATGATTAAAGCTTGGCATACCGTGACTACAACGGCACGAATGATTGCAAAAGCAGATTGAACGCCTACCTGAAAGCCGGTAACTACAACACCTAATGCTCGTAGTACTACAGATATAGCATCCATAAAGCCAATCTGTTTATTTGCATCGTCTCCAATGCTTCCAGTCAAGTCACTCCAAATTGCTCCAATCGTTGTGAACTGCTCACTTAGAATGCTAAACAAGCTTTCAAAAATGCCAATAATCGATTTAATTGAATCATCAATGGCATCCTTGGAATCAACCGCAAAAGTTAAAAATTGATTAGCTAATTCAATAAGGGATGGAGCTGCTTGTGCTGCAATACGGGTTAATACTCCTTGAAGTGTTGTTTGGACAGTCTCAAGGGACGTATTAAATTCTTTGGTAGCAGCTATGGCATCTTCACTCATGATTACGCCTAAATCATGAGCCTGTTTAGCGTACTCTTTTAATTTTTGACCGTTGTTATCCAATAATGGAGCTAATAATGTTGCATCGTTCGCAATGGCTTCCATATAGAAAGTCATTTCAGCCTGTGACACATTGGCTTTTTGCAAAGTCTGGTAGTACTTTTCTAGGATTTGCGGACCAGATAAGCCTTTAAATTGTTGGGCAGTGACACCGACTTTTGGCGCGATCTTCTCAAAGAAATCGGCCATCTCACCACCACCAGTTTGCATGAAGTCACCAAACTTATCGTTTACATCTTTCATGATGTCCGATAGCTTGTCCTGCTCCACGTTTACTTTTTTGGCAGCAAATGCCCATTCTTGAAATTCTAAAGTATTCGAGTTTGCTAATCGGGCTTGAATCTCTAACTCTTTTGAAGCCTTACCCACTGCAGATACAAGATCAGGAATTGCTGCAACCGCTTCCGCTGCACTTCTAGCAATCTCTTGGCCAATACCAACAAAAAAACCGCCTCTGACTAAAGATAGGCCATTAGTCAGCGAACTCTTAATATCATTGCCTACGGTCTTAAATTTATCCGAAAGGCTTGTTGCAAAACCATTTAACTCTGACTTTAGATTTGAAAGATCAAGTTTAAAATCGATACTCTTTCCAGTGCTTTCAATTTTCTTGGAAGCATCTGAAACTATTTTTTCAGCATCTTGCATCCCTTCCTTGAGCTCAGAAGTTTTTGCACTGACATGTACTTCCACTCGATTGTTATTCATAATTACTATCTCACAGGCACAAAAAAACTGCCGTGAGGCAGTTTCAAAAAAGGTTTAATTGTTTAAATTCAATTAATTTTAACTTTCAATATCTTAATCAAGAGATTATATCCCTCAGTATTAAGATGTATTCCATCTCCAGTATCATAGGATTTTTTTAAAAATCCTGCCGAATCTGCAAATAATCCATAAGAATTAATGAATTCACAATTTGGTTTTAGACTACAAAATTTTTTCAATTCATGATTCAATTCTACAATTTGTTTAATAGTAATTTTATCGGAATTCTCTGTATATTGGTATGTAACTGGCAACACTGAGTTTATAAAAACTTTTTTGTCTTTAGGTAGTAATTCAAATATTTTTTCATAATTTTCTATGATTTCTTTACTGGTTCTGTTAAAAATAAAATCATTAATCCCTATAGCTACTAAAATTTTATCAGCTTTATTAAGTGAATTATAATACTTTATGCGATTCAATAAACCAAAAGTTGTACCCCCGCCGATCCCATAATTAATTCCCTGATTGGTTACTGAATTTACGTTTAAAGATTGAGTTATACTGTCCCCTAAAAAGAATATGGAACCTTCTCTAATGCTTCCATCCATTCTTTGATGAACAACTACCATTTTTTTATAATATGGATTTAATTCTGAATTTGTAGAAATATTAAGCTTATATTTTACCCAACTTGATATATTAGGATTAAAAAAGTTAGCTAATAATAACAAAAACATCGATAAAAATATTAATATAAAAAATTTATTAAACTTCACAGATAGGTCTCCTTTTCATTTTCATATTATCCATGTTAATTGATAAGAATACTATAGGGCAGCCTTAACCACCCTGCGGAAAATTCGACAAAACTTCCAACATATCATCCTCGTCATCATCTGAAACGGTAATAGCTGGCGGAGTTTCATCAATACCCATAAATGCTTCCAAAATACGACAAAGCCGTTGTATCCCTATATGCGCGGGAGGGTTACTTTGCTGATACGCACTTAATGCTCTTAATCTAGGCAGGTCCATTTCATTACGTACATAGTCGTAATCTTTACCTATCGTTAGTACTAAATGCGTGTACAGCTCCTCCCAGTTTATTCCCCCGAGCTTTCACCTGCGGGTTTACCTGTATATTCCAAGCCAGACGTTTTAGTTACTAGGGCTAATACTTCTTCCATGTTACCCATATCTAAGAGCTCATCAGAAACATATTCACGGGTAATATCCGGGTAATTCCGTTTTAAACAAACATGAGCCATATCCACGATTACAGATGCTGGAACATTGTTTGAGCTTAATTGTTCTTGGAAACGCTCAATCGTACCCAATGGTGCTGGAGCAAAAATCCAAGTCTGACCAGCAATTTCTTTACTATTACCACGTGGGTTATCAACTTGCTTAAATTGCATTTGGCATTACTCCGATAAATCGATTTTGAAAACACGGTTAAGATCGTCAGCCATTGGCTGGAATTCAAACTCAGGAATGTCGTAATCGTCCTGTTTTGAACTGAATCCAAGTTTGTTACTGGTGCAACGGAAGAAATTCATGTGCATGAACTTGCCTTTGTAGTCACGTTGCAGGTCAACGGCAAACTCTGGCGTATAGCCCATGTCTAGGTTTGAAACGGTGATTGACTTAGCACCCGCTACCATTGCTGAATAACGGAAGTTAATAAATACCGTTTTACCTGCATCGGCAGCAGCAAATGTATAAGCACCGGTTGCTGCATCTACACTGTATTGTCCGGTTGTTGGTGCCGAAGATACACGTTTAAGTGGGATTGCTTTAGCATCTGTTACGCCTAGATCCTTTACATATGTACCGCTGTTAGGAACAACCGGTGTAACAATACCACCAGCCGGAATAACTTCACCATTAATGGTTTGGGAAACTGTTTCGATTCCACCTTCAGCAACAACACCACCGAAGAAAATGGAATTTAACAAAGTACCATTAATACGCCCGAAAGAAGCTTTACATTTAATGGTACCTTTACCACGCGCAGCATCTACAGCGAATTGACCACGACCAAAAAGCTCTTTTAAGTCATAGCTAATATCCACACCAACGGATTGCATCACCCCCACTTCAACTGGGGTGGGATTACTAATCGGTTGCCCGTATACATCTTGAATCGGTGTAGCAAAGATCTTGCCGGCACCAAATAAATATTGAGACATTTATTTTGACCTCTCTAAAATGACAAAACCGCCATTGAGGCGGTCATAAAATGAATATTTTGTTAATTGGTTGTGAGGATCCGGATAGGAATAATGGCAATCGCCTGATCATCCAGCATGTTTTCTACTGCTTCATATACTTCTATCGTACCTTCTATCCAGCAATGCTCTACCAAACCACCTAAGGTCTGACACTCATTAAAATCTGGATGGTCCGGCTGAATTGCTTCACGTACACGATCGATGAATATATTCATCTGCGATGATGGCGGCTTTGTAGTGTCCGATTCATGAATATAGAGATAAACCTCAGCAGCAAGTTCAACTTTTGAATCTAAACCATGTACCGGGACTTCTTGCTGATTGCCTTGTGTAATAAACATGGCTGGACGCTGTTCTGGTGTTACATGGTTAAAGTGACGTAAACGGCGACTTACCGTAATCAATCCTTCTACCCTTGTGCTTAACCTTTCAAACAACGCCTGATAGATTGCTTCGCTATCCACCTGCAATACCTCGCTCAATTGCTGCATCAATATTTTTCGGCACAATCTTGGCCACAATATCCAGCGAATCACGCATAAACCGCAATTCTCTAAAACGAACATTCCTAGAATGGGCCTTAATATTGACCTGAACCGGTGAAATAGGTCGGCCAAAAGCCTGCTTAATTGTCCTTAGGTGTGCTTTAACACCCAAAGCTCCATTTAGACCAAATTCATGTGCAGGTGCATAAGGTACCAAAGCACCACCAGCTCCTACAGTTCCCTCTATCGAATCCTTTTCATCATCCACCTTTGATGAAACAGATCCACGCAAGCGGCCAGACTGTACGTTCAGCCGTTGGCCACTCAACATATCTTCCTGAACAATCCGCTGTAAGCGCAAAGTAAGAGCGTTAATCGTGCGTCTTATTTCAAGCCTAACGCGATCATTCATCTCATCAAAGTTGACTTGGCTATCAACACGATAATCGCTCATAACTTAATTACTCTTTAGCAGATGCCGCCGATTTCTTTGGCTCAACAACTTCAACATAACGCTCAAAACCTAAGGGCTTTAAAATATGGATAATGTCATCATCAGATTCTAAAACGCCGTTTTTTATATCTAGGTTTTGCCCAGCAATAACGAGTTTGGTTGGCTTATAACCTTCTGGTGCCTGATATTTAAAAGGCATGGGATTCTCCTATACAACAAAGGCACCCACACCTAAACGGTTAGGGTTTGTGCCTTCATCATCAATTGGAATGGAATTTTTTAACGCAAGATAGCGCTGGCCATACATGCTGAGATCATAGAAAGCTTCTTTCGATGAACGTGAATAACTCACACTTTGGCCAGCGATCGTCATGCTTGAGGCGGTACTAAAAGCAGCACCATTGCCACTTGCAGTACCAACTTTAAGGATATGTGCTGCATACAGACCTACAGCACGTTCCTTTAATGCCCCGAACTCAATTTGAGAAACAATCAGATCCGCTTCTTCTAAAGCATCCTGAATTCTTGCATCTGGCAAAGACATTAAACTCGAATCAGTCGAGAACTTTTCACGAAACGTTTGTACGTCCATAGATCCACCTTATTCTTTAGCCTGAGCTAACTTAGCTTGTAGCTGCTCAAGTGTTTCATCGTCACTGAACGTTACTTCAAGTTCTGTTAATTCAGCTTTCACGGTGGCCAAAGCAGCTTCTTCTGCAGTTTTTGCCGCATCACCTGCTGCATCGTTTTGTTTACCGCCTTTACCACCACGGCCACCGGTTTTACCACCTGCCTTTGGTTCTTCATCTGGGATTTCCTGAACTTCGAGCTCACCTTTTTCAACGAGTGATTTAAAGGCTTTACCTTTTGAAATACGTGTGAGATCCGAAGCACTAACTTGTACGGTTTGGCCTTGACCGACCTGAATTCCATCAAAAGAAAAAGCGGCCTGAGAGCCGCTGTAAGTAATTTTTGGCATGTTTAGTTATCCTTATTCAACATCGTAGTAGCGGAGAGAATCGACACGTTTTAAATAGACACCTTCATACATATAGTGTCCCGGTGTACGCATCACATAATTGATAGGCTGAGCGGCCAAGAATTCCAGTTCATTACAACGGAAAGTAATACAGCTCGGATCACGGCGATAAATAATACTGCGGTCAGTACCACCTTCACCTTTACCTTCAAGCGTACTTTCAGAAGTGAATGTCAGTGTTTTGCCTTGCATTGCAAAGGTGTTCTTTTCCTTAATGTATTCAAGGAAAGTTTTACCCGCTGAATCTGGAACGATACGGCTCGCAAGAATAGTGAACTTATTCTCAGGCATCACGAAAGTATCTGGTTGAATACTTCCATCGAACTTAGAGGCATTAGAAGCACCTTTAATTGCCTTATTGATATCGGCAAGAATGACCTCTACTGTAGCAGTCGTATAATCTACCGTAGAAGTAATCACCTCAACACCTGTTTGATTATAGAAGCCTAGCAAACCAGTTTCAGGCTCGCCAAACCAAGCGACATCACTCATGTGGTTTTCATAGGCCAATCGAGCTGCTGCAACTTTGTCAGTGGTTAGCTGGATACCTGCTTTTAAAGCTGCTGCTGCATCAAAAATACTGATTTCATAACCAATAACACCAGGCTGTACAGTGAGTTTTACTTCATCGTAAACAACCTCTGCTAATGGCACATCATTACCTTGACCTGAGAAGCGCTTACCACGTCCTACACCTCTCTTACGTTGCAAGACACTAGCCGAACCTATAACTGCACCTTCCAATCCTTCAATTGGTAAGTACTTTGCATAAGCTTGGGCTTCAGCAAGTTGGGGTGTCATTTCATCAATTGATTCAAGCTTTAATAATAACTTGGCAAAGTTATCTAAATTAAATGCATCCCCTACAGCGATTTGCACCCCATGTGCAACTGCTGATAGGCGGATTTTCATTTGTTCTAATTGTTTTGACATTGATTATGCTCCACGTAAACGAAGAATTGCTAATCCATCAGGACCAGTGATGGTTTCCCAAGAGGCATTAGGAAGTTCCGTAGAATCTAATGCTGCAGAAGAAAGTGAACCAAGTGGTGCTTGGGCAGTAGGGTTCGCAGTGCGTACATAAACCTTCGCATTGATATCGATCACTGGAGCTGAAGGCTTCACCCAGATAGAACCGATTTGCATTACAGGTGCACAGTCCTTAGCTTGATAAGCTTCTTTACCTAAGGCATTTTTTCCAGATTTACCCACGTGCTGAAAAACCACTACACCAAACTTTGTATTGGTTGCACCAGTTACCGCACTTACCGTTTTTCCGTCAGTAGATTGGACTACCACTTCGCCGTCGCTAACAACGCCTGTTCCAGCAACTGGCAAAGATAAAATTTCTTCAGGCATGTGCAGGCGAGCACGCATACCCGGAATAGCTTGAGGGGTTAAAGACATTTGCAGTTCTCCAGTTAATTAGAAACTTTGTTTCCAAGCTTCTTTTTTGTTGTTTGGTTTAGGCTCCCCATCTACTGGTTTACCGTCACCAGTTTTAACTTGCTGTTGCTGGTGAAGCGCATCACCTACAGGATTAGAAGGATGTGTACCCTTCACAGCGCAGAGTGCACGGAAAGTTGTGTCGATCTGCTCAGGCTTTGCATCACCTACTGATACGCTACCCATCAAAGCAGTTACTAATGCATCACCAGCTTTTGCAGCAATAACATCACGCTTGATTTGCTCACATGAGCAACCTTCAGTTTTAACTGTTGGCACCAATGCTTTAGCATCGGCAATCACAGCAGCACGCTCTGCAGCAGCTTGCTCAAGCTTTTCAGGCGTCATCTGGTTCTTTTCCAGATCACCTACTTTTTGCTCAAGAGCAGTTTTTTCAGTATGCAATTGATCTACGACTGCTTGAATTGCTCCAAGCTCATCACCGATAGAAAATTGCTTATCACCAACTTTAAGTTTTGCAGCCTTCATGTTTTCCAGCTGCTCTTGTTGCTGCTTTAATGCATCGGCCAGAGGCGTGTTATCGCCGATGTTAAAACGGATACCGTTTACAATTACTTCCATTGTTTTATTCCCCTTTGGTGGAGTTTGCTGTTTGTCACCGATGCGGCAATCACCACCACAACGGCCATACTTAACGAGTGCTACGTGATTGCCAATAAAATTGATAAATTTGGCTTGATACGGCGTACCATCTGGCGCCGTACCCTGCTCAACGATTAATAAGGCTCCATAGCCAAGCGACATTTCTAACCGCTCGTTGCTTTGGATCAGATCAATACTGATCTTGTCTTTAATGAGCAAATCACCCACCAGATAATCGCCTTCCTGTCGGACGTTCTCACAATAGCCAATGTGATAATCCTTCCAGTTAGATGCGTTAATTTCATTTTTAGGCGGGTGATAGTCTGTAGCGTCTACACCATTGAAGCTTTGAATAGCCTCAGGCTTAAAAAGCTCTTCTGGTGGCGTATAGACATTGATAACTTGATCAGCGGTATAACCTTCCAGTGATGGAAACTCATACGCATAGTACTGACGTACTTGAGGCGCTTTAGCTAAGCGAACATTGACGCATTTCAGATACCCCTCTTTGGTAAATGAACGTGTCGATTCACTTGGCGTAAAGTCACCTACCTTGAAGGGGTAAAGGTTTTTCATAAATTGCGCTCAATAAAAAACCACCCTAAGGTGGCTTTACCACTTTTAAAAATTAAGTTCTTGAATAGGTAACCGAAAAATCTTTGCCTGCACCCAAGTCGACACCATCAATAAAAATTTTTGTTTTAATGGGTTTAATATTTGGAGGCTGAAAATCTATCTTTTTGATACTTTCCACCACCTCTTGAAACTTTTCCGCAGCTTTACCCGCTGCTTTGGCCAAATTAGGAAACCCTTCACAGCAGGGCATTAACCACGGCGGCGTGAAGTCACCGCCAATTACTAGCCCACCTTTAACTAATCCCTGTGCTTCTAAACGGCGATAAAACCGTTTTTTATTAAACTTTTTACGCTTCATGTCCATAAACCCTTATTAATGGTATTAGGCTTTTAAAGCCATAATGATCGAATCTAATTTCCAAAGCAGAATGGGAATTGAGATTAAAAGAACAGACAAGAAAACCTTTTTCAAAGTGAGTTCTCGGATCTGATTCATTTGCTCTTGTGTCAATTTTTTAGAGCTTTCAACTCCATCTACTTTAACTAATGGGGGTGTACAAACAATCGGCGGAGTGGGTCTTCTTGGACCGTGGTCCTTCCCACACTTCCAGCATTTCTCGTTTGAACTAGTCAATTAAAATATCCTCATAATTAGGCAATGCTGTGCAACGACATCGGATAGGCTGACCGGGATGTCCACCGTCTGGCGGTGAATCCCATCTAAAGGTTTTACCCTGTTTATGCTGGTGGTCTGGCCTTACACGCTCATCTTTCGCCGTTTGCCATGTGTATGTCTCGACACCCATAGAAAGTTGTCTGGCTTGGTTAATTTGGCCGTTAATCTTGCCCATCTGATCACTAGCAATAAGACGTGCACGGTAATCAGTAGATAATCCTAATTGCTTAATAGCTTTGGCCAACTCTTCATTTGTTTGTCCAGTCTGCAAAGCATTTGTGATTAAAACTTCAAGCTTATCGGCATATTGCTGTGGAATGGACTTAATCAAACTGACATTAGCCGTAATGTTTAGATCTACCTCATCCTGAATATCAGCAGCTCGATAGAACGGCGTTAGATCCACACCAATAATCGTTTTAGTGTGCTCTGCAATTTGCTTGTCCACTTCCTTTTGGGTGTCAGTCACAACTTTTGTGGCCAACGGTCGCGAAACCTCAACAACATACTTTGTGAGCTTTTCCCTAAACGCCGTCATCATGTCTGAGAACCAAGCATCACCGATATTCTGGCCGACTGTAGGAATAACCAATTCTTTTGTTTGTTCCTGACAGTATTTTGAAATAGCCAGTAGTTGTCGTGTGTAATAAAGCTCTACACGGCGGTTTACGTGCACGGCTCTCGGCTTGGAAGCTTTACGACCTTTTTTACGTTTCTTCGCCTGCTGGAGGTGGGGTTTCAGGATCTGAATTATCGTTGTCATTAAGCTTCACCATTGTCTCAAGCTCTTTGATATGTTTTTCATCAATCACTGAATAAACACCATCAATAACAAGCTGTTTTGCTATCTGTGGCTCTGTAATAATGCCCATCTCTAAATATTTAGCATCCCGTTCTGCGTTAGCTTTCTCAACTTCAGAGCGGACCTTAGCGTCTAATTGCCATAACGGGTTAAATACTACGTCCAAACTTGGAATCTGACGTCCAAATGTAGTTTGAACAATCACTCTTAAAAGCTTCATCATGAAAGGCTTTAAGGACCATATTTGCTTGGTAGCAATACTGTCGTAATAGTTCCGAGTGTCATGCTCACCAGTCGCGTTCATACCTGCAGGTGATTGCCCAAATAAAATTGTATATGGCATATCGGCAGCGCCAGCAGCTTGAATTGAGAATTCACGCATAAGATCAGGCAAACCACCAAAGCTATAAGATTTAGAGTCGTACTCCTCATCCTTATCCAAAACGATCATACCGTTCAAGCCCTTAAGCAATCCGACACTAAGAAAACGTTCAGCTACGGATTTCATATCCTCTTTGATCTTATCGACCAAGTTAGGTGTTCTAATCACGTCAATTTTTGATTCATGGACCAGACTAGCAGTGGCTTTCTTTACGGCAGCATGATCAAGTAGATCCTCATAAACTTCCTGTAAGACACTTACCGGCTCTTCATTAACTACATCGGCATGGCCAAACTTATATAAGCGGGTATGGTGGATTCTTTGAGTTGATTTCCCGTCCAGCTTTAACTTATAAAATTCAGGCTGCTTTAAGAGTCCACCTGCCTCTTTAGGCGATAAATATTTACTGGTATCAGCTTCAATGTACTTTTTCTTAAGCACCGTGAAAAACTCTAAACGACCGATGCCTAACTTGTTTAAATCGAACGGTTGATCCAAGTCACCGCCGTCTACAGTCCCTAGAAGCACATAGCAAACGCCATATAAGCGAGAAAGTACCAAACTAGATAAGAGAACCCCATCTAAGTTAAAAGCCTTACATGCCTCTTTAAGCTTCAATAAATCGTTGTCTAGAATCCCTTCAAAAAACCATCCAGCTCGGAGCATGTCACTTGCTGGTCGGTTCACAATGCGCTTAGCTAACCAGTGTTGGTACACCGCTTCTAATTGCTCATCAGGAATAACCTTCTTAACAAAGCTCCCGTGTGAGGCTTTATCACGTTCGGTACCAATATTTGAGACAAAGTTTGTGTACGCCCCTGCATCGCCAATTGCATCGGGCTTTTTAGTTTCAGCCATAATTTCCTCTAATCAAATACAGTTGGCTTTTTTGCTAATGAATCATTAATTGCATCAATGGTCGGGTCCCACTGGTCGTCATGGTCATGTGACCAATCAGCAGTAAGGCCTTCAATTTCTTCAATGTAGTTCAAAAGCCACGGTGCATTAGCTGGTAACCAGACACGGCGTTCTTCAACATAAAGAATGACGTCCATTGTCCTTGATAGTTTGTCAGTACTTCGCTGAATCGCACGTATTGGTAAAGTGGTCTGCTTAGATATGGACTGAATTAAACCGGTACCACTCGCCTTATCCTCTACGGCCATATAACGAAGCTTGCCAATCTTTGTGTTACTGTCCTTGTGTTTATTGATAAAAGCTTTAGCTTCTTTCAATAGCTCTGGTGCTTCCCATTTGCCACGCTTCACATCGATGATGTAAAGGTTATTGTCATAGCCAAGACCAGCACATAAGAACACTGAAAAGTCATTATGCTCTTTGGTCTTCTGCGCCGTATCTGCCCAAATCGCACGCCATTTAAGAACAGGTAATTCAACATAACGGCCAAACCATTCAGCCTTAACAAGATCACCACCCAGCTTTTTAGGGTTTTGCATGTATTGGCTTGCAAAGGTGTAGCGTGACACTGTAGCACCGTCTTTATCTTCCCCACCTTTCTCCAGCTGAAGCAAAGAAAGTAAAGATTCTTTTAACGGCCAATAGCTTTGTCGACCTTTCTCATCACGTTCAACATCACGTGGAATTTTGCGCTGTATGTGCTCTGGTAGCTTACTGATGTACTCATCATCAATAAGTGCGGGAATACTGATCTGTTCCCAGTCACCAGGTACATTGCCAGTCAACACAAAGTTAGTCGGATCTTCAACGTGCAAACGTTGCATGATCAGAATAATTGGCGTGTCAGATTTAGCTTTACGAGAGTTGACCGTGTTTAGAATTTTACGGTTAGCTTTACGTCTAGCGGTCTGGCTAAATGCATCCTCAGGCTTTAATGGGTCATCAAGAATAATGGCACCGGTAAAGCCCTCATTAGCTAATGTACCAGCACGGCGACCCGTGACCTGCCCACCCATCGAAGCAGAATAAACATGACCTGCGTCATATCCATCGACTGTGGTTTTCCAACTAGACTTAGCGTCCGTACTGGTAGAGATCTTTACTGGCCATAAACTCTGAAAGTCTTCTGACTTAACAATATTTCTAGCTGTTGCAGATACATCCTCTACAAGTGATTGTGAGAAAGATAAATACAAGAACCGGGAACGAGCATTACGAGCTATACCACGGGCAATAAGATTAGTGAGTAATTCTGTCTTACCACTGCCCGGTGGAACGTTAATAACTAAGTTCTTAACCTTGCCCGCAATTACTTCGTCTATCTTGTCGGCAATATATTCATGATGCCAATTGACCGAAAATTTAAAGCCCATGCGAGGTAAGAAAAAACGCCGTGTAAAGAATAAATGTTCTTTCTCACAAAGCTCTCGCTCTAACTGCATTTCGAGCAGCTTAGTATTTACCTTGGAGTTCATCTAACACCTGCTTTATCTGTTCAGGCGTTGCGACAACTTGAGTAACATGTTGAGGTTGCAATGGTTGCCCATCTGCGCCCGTTAATTGGGTTTTACTTGTATTAGTAAATTGACCACCTACTTCTTTGGCAATTTGTTCTAACAGTCCTCTAACAGCCCTAACATTTCGAGAATTTTTGTAGACTAAATCATTCAATATTTTTAGGCGTACAGATAAATTTGCTGTTGGGATATGCTCAGGCTTATCTAAGAAATCCTTTCTCGCCAGATCAAACTCTGCTCTTAGTTCAGCACTAAGATCTTTACCAGCTCTTTTAGTAGGGTCATACGTCTCGACCTGTTGACGTGTCACATCAATGTTAAATTCTTCCTTGACGAGCGATACTGTTTCTTGAGGTGTATTAAATACAGCAAGTGACCGTACAATAAAGAGTTTTTGCTTTTTATTTAAAGATGCCATTTCTCTCTATCCGTCAAGGTACGTCAAGGAAGATAGGCAAAAAAAAGAGCCTCATGGCTCAATTGATTACGCAGTTTCCACAACATTTCGAAATATCTAAATCAGAAACAAACGGCGGGTTTTTAGCAACTTCAATAAGCCTCTTAACACTGTCATTTGCTCCCCAGCGTTTTACAACACCGATAAACTCTTCCACATCGTGACAGGCTAAATAGTGCTTTGGTAAGCCAGTATGATCACTGTAAATAATTTCACCGTCCGAGTCTCGCTCTACACCGATGTGATAAAGCTCATGTTCAAGCAAAGCACAGAACTCGCTATCGTTTGCCTTTTCACAAAAGCTTGCATCGATTGTGATTAAGTAAACTGGAACGAATCCGAACCAGTCGCGCATTTGCTGCTCTTGTCGGGCTTTCTTCCAGCCGCCTTGTTGAAACATAACCTTTTCACATTGGCCAAGCACCATACGCTTAGCTCTGGTATAAGCAGAAGAAGCCCATGCAAAAGCCAAGAAACCCTCATTGTCATGAAGCATCTCAGCGATATGGTCATGGTCTGGATTATGTAAAGGACCACCAAGCGTAAGAAAATTAGCAACTACCCATTGTTTTAAATCAGGTGCCGGTATTAAACGGAGTGCTTCCTCTTCTTCTGCCTGATCCATAAAATCAGTTGGAGGAAATGGTCTGATCTGATCCATTAAATATTTGCCTCTTTAAATTCTTTAGCCATTGGCTTGCGAAATGAGCTTGGATCTGTAATGGACCAGATTCATTAATCTTAAATCTTGGTGCTGCCTCTAACCGAACAACGGTATATCCCATTGATTCAGCAACATCGTAACGGTCCATACTCCACGCCTTTGTTGCCAGCTTGCCCTTTCGTCCACCTGACCAGGGACCGCCAGCAATTTCAACTAAAATACGATGTTCAATTAAATGAAAATCAAAACGCCAATGCTTTGTTGATTTAAACTGGAATTTCTTTTCGTATTTAATTTCCAGATTGTCTAAAGCTTCAGTAAATTCTTCCTCTGCCTCTAAGTACTTTTGAGTAGCTTTAGGTAGCGGTCTGGATTTAGGCTTGGTTTTAGGTTCTTTTTTCCGAGTAAGCCAAAAGTACTCTTTATCGTCCATTTATCTTGCCCATAAAAAAACCGCCCTAAGGCGGTGGCTAAACTCACAGGCAATATAGTATTACTTCTTAAAAGTTGCCTTATAAAGCTTTGAATTAAAGTAATCCGTAATTTCTTTACCTTCGTTTTGAATTTTTTCCTCATTTAAGGGTAAAAAATCTAATTCAGATTTGAAGCTCATATACTCTGGAATAAATTTCTTTATAGGCGGAGGTGGTTTAGGTCCACCTTCTGTAATTTT